CGCCTGCGGCTGCCGCCGCGGCGGCCATGCCGACTTGAGCGCCACGCGACACGCGACCGAAGCCGCGATTGATGTTCGAGAATGACTGGTCGAAGCGTTGCGGCAGCGACAACTGCATCTTCTCCGCGGTTGTCGCGACCGAGGTCTGAGCGTTCCGCATCCCCGCATTCAGAGCCGAGATGTCGGCAGTTACCTTGAGATTCAGTTCTGGATCAGCCAAGGAGCCTCCGCATTTCGCGATCGACCGCGGAACGGCCGCTGTCGCCGCCGTTCTCCTTCACGATCATATCGGAGATCGAGACGGCGACCTGGGAGAACAGGTCAATGGGCATGGACAGAGGATCGCCGAAGCCGGGTGCGTTCTTCGCGATGAATGCCGCGGTGCCGAGCCAGTCGAACGCCGTCAGGTCGTCGGCTGGCCCGGCTCCGGAGGGACCTCGCCGGACTCCGCCTTGCGGTATCCGCAAAGCTCTTGGGCAAGGTCGACCATGCGCTCCGGCGTCATCTCGGCAAGCGTGGCCTCGCAGTCAAGATCGGCACGCTCGAGCGACATGCGGACGATGCGGCTCGCGGTCGAGATCCGGAACGTTGCAAGCAGAAGCAGGCTGACGGTTCCGCGTCTCTGGGAGTGCTCTCGGAGCCGCTCGAGCCGCGTCTGCGGATCGACGCCTGCGGCGTCAAGGTCGGCGACCAGCGACTCTCTTTCCTCGTCGAACGCCTGGTCGCATATCTGCATCATGTCGCGGACCGTGATGAGCGGCACGCGTACGCCCTTCTTCACCTCGATGGTCTTCATTTCACGAGCCTTCCTCGGTTCTCGGCGTGCATGTCATTGATCGAGGCGAACGCCTGCACGCGGCGACGAAGCCTGATGTCGACTACCTTGCGAGACTGCTGCCGCCATCGCAGCACTTCCTCGGCCTTCGCCTTCGCCTGCTCTTCGCTGAGATGCGGCGAGATCCCGATCCGGGTTCGCGTCCCGTCATGGAACGCGATCTCCGCGATCCAGTCGTCGGGAGTGAGTACCGTGGTCGGCCAGAGCCTCACGACTCATCCCACGACTCGGTCGGAATCGTGCCGTTCGAGATCGCGAAGTTGAACGAGATCGCCGCGTCACCGGTCTTGGTGCTGGTGATGGCGATCTCGGTGATGACCGCCGTAAGCGTATGAGAGCAAGCGGTCGCGGCAGTCTTCGAGAACAGCGTGATGGCCGCGCCGTCGATGGCGACGTCGCCGACGCCCGGAGCCGAGTTTGCCTCGTCCTTCTTGAGCGTGCCGCCTGCCGAACCGCTGACGTCCCAGATGCCGAGTCGACGCCGGCGGCCGGTGTCGCCATATCCGGTCACGTCCGACACGTTCCGCGAGAACGTCGCGTTCCATGTCATGAAGTTCGCCTGATTGTCGTTCGGGAAAGTGATCCCGCCATCATTCCCGGTGAGGTAGCTGATTGACATTAGGATTCGTCCCAGGTCTCGGTCGGCGCAAGTCCGCCGGAAAGTTGGAAGTTGAAACTGACTGCCGCGTCGCCGGTCTTCGCGTTGCTGAATGCGATCTCGGAGATGATGGCCGCGAACTGATATGTGCAGCCAGCGCCGGCCGTCAGCGTGAGATCGATCCCGTCCGTCTTCCAGTCGGTCGTATTCACGCCCGGACCTGGATCGTCGAAGATCAGGAAGCCGCCGGCCGAGCCGCTGACGTCCGCGACTCCCAGACGGCGACGTCGAGCACCGTCGCCGAAGGCGCTGATGTCCGAGACGTTGCGCGAGAATGTGGCGCTCCAGACGTTGAGCGCGGCCTTATGCTCGTTGCTGGTCCCGAGCTGGGCTGATCCGTCGTTGCCTGTGAGGTAGGTGGCTGGCATTAGCTGGTCTGCGGGTTTGTGTTGACGCGGACTCCGATGGCCCGGAACGTGCTTCGTGCGACGATCGCGTCATCGTCCATCGCGGTCACGCCCCGCGATTCGGCCCTGAGAACGACTCGATCATATCCGATCGGCTTGAGCTCCAAGTTGTCGAGCACTCCGTCGAGCGCCTCGGCAGACAAGGACGCGACGTGGGCGCCGGAAGAGTGCGGGAAGAACTGCTCGAATTCGATGCTCAGACGCTCCCAGCCTTTGACATCGGTCTGATATGTCGGCTCGATGTCATGCCGGACAACCGAGTACCGGCAGAGCGGCAACTGGACATTCGCCGGAGCCTCGTCCAGATACACACGCCCGCCAAGGCTCTGAAACCACGAGGTGGTCGCAGTGCTCTGGAGCGCCGTTCGCAGTGCTACGAGGATCTGGTTCATCAGTTCGGCCTCGGAAGTCTCATCTGCCGCATCGCATCTCGGACATGGGCCTCGATTATCTTCGGAGCCTGCGGAGCAATGGCGGCCAAGGCCGGACGGACATACGGTCGCTCGCGTATCCGGGCGTTTCCGAACTCGAGTATGCGAGCGTACTTCTTGTTCGATCCGACTCGCCAACCGACTCGCCGTCCCTGCGCGATGCGAGTCGGACGCCCGGTCTGCCACGATCGCGACAGGTCGCCGGTCTGCTTCGCCGGCGGCTCGCCTGGACGGCTTGAGCGTCTCGGGTTTCCCGGATACTTGATGCCCGTTCCTTCGCCGGAAATCATCTTCTTGATGTCCTGTTGAACGGTCAGGACGATGTCTTGCGTGCCGAGATCGACGCCACGCACGATCGCATCGACGATCGCTCTCGCGTCGAAGTTGTGCCGCACTTTAGACACGCGGGAAGTCCTCCTCGAGCGTCGCAATGATGTGGTGCATATGGTCGTTCGTCGAGCGATCGTCCGGTACCTGAACCGAGTCGACCCGATACGTCCGCGTCTCGCTCGCGATCGTGACCGTGAGCAGGTCGTCGGCCTTGATGTCGGTCGTCCCGTCGCAATAAAGCGTCGCTCCGAACCGGACGTTCTCGCGACCGTACCTCAACGAGACCGAGCCGCTTCCGATCTGAAGATAGCCCGTTATGGCCGCGGTCGTCGTCCCTGCGGTGCCGGACATCGCGGCGCCGCCGGCGGAATCCCTTATCCAGACGGGACGCCGTCGCGTCAACGTCCGACCGTAGGAAGAGATCAGCGAGCCGATGCTCATCGGATGCGTACCCTTGATCCGAGCATGCTGCGGATCTGCTGAACGATACGGCCGGTCGTGGCCATGCTGTACGAGTAGTCGCCGAGGCTCTCGCTCGTCACGCCCATGTCCTTCTTGCGGTCCCGGTACAGGCTCGCAGCCGTCTCTAGGCAGGCCTGCTCGATGTCGAACGGCACCGTGTCATGCCCGCCGTTGTACGCCACCAGGACGGATCGGAAGCCCGCCGGGAACTCGGTCGACCACTGGTCGCTCGGCCATGAGTCCGCATAGAACGAGATGATGCCCGCTTCGTTATCGACTCGCAGATCCGCCGTGGTGTCCCAAGCCGCGGTGAGGTAGCCGGTCGTGGTGAGCACGTTCACGCCCGCCCGCGGATGCAGCTGATACGCCGAGTAGTCGCCGAGCGCCGTCGCGTCGAAGCCGGTCACGCCGTTGATGTGCGCGGCCAGTTCCGAAACCGTCTCATGGTTCGTGAACTGGACCTGCTCGGTGGATTCTGAGCCGGTCGAAGTCACGCGAAAGAGCCGCAGATGCGTCGGCGTCACCTCGACCGTTGCGAGGATGTCCGTCGATCCGACCGACGCCGAGACCGTCAACGCATTCTGTGCGCCGAACGCGACGTACTTCACATGGTTGATCGGCCGCACCTTGACGCCGATCTGGTCCGTGCCTTGGCTGTCGTGCCACTCGTGCAGGTCGCGAGCCTTGATCGGACGGCCGAGGATCGACTCGATGAGAGCCGACGCCCGGTCGATCGAGCGCTCGAGGATCGTATCGTCAGGCCCGGCAGCGATGCCGAGATACGACTGGAGATTCGCGAGCGTGGTCAGTGAGTTCGCATCTACGGCCATCAGGACCTCGCGTAGTTCGGCTTCCCGTTGTTGACGTACTCGTTATGGTACTGGTGCCTCGCGGCGAACCTTTCGTCGGGCCAAGAGATCATGACCTGCATGTGCCCGATCTTGACGCGGTTCGCCTGGTGGACCTTGTATCCGGCCCGCTTCCACTGCCGCCAGAACTGGATATCGTCGTCGACGCGACCTTCGCCCCAGGTGCCGTCCGGCGCCGGCTGGCCGTGGAACCACGGACGCGGCAGGTTCCGAAGCGCCTCGGCCCGGATCAGCGTCAGGCCGAAGTGAGCGGTCGCGACCTCGATGCAAGGAGCCTGCACCTCCTCGAGCGAGAGCGACGTACGCGGGTTCCCCTCGGAGTCCTCGCAGGTGATGAGCACCGTCTGCCGCTCGCGTCCGATCTGCATGGCCGCAACCGCGTCGAGCTTCTTGGAGGTCGCCAGCCGGTAAAGCGATATCACGTCCTCCTTCTGGAAGATCGTGTCGTAGTCGAGCGTCAGGACCCACTCGCAGCTCGGCTTCTTGATCGCGTCGGTGAGCAGCCGCGACAGGCACTGGCCCCAGAATGCGCCGGTGTGCTTCGTGATGTTGATCTTGAGCGGGATGAGCGCGCCGATCGCGCAGAACATGTTCTCGGTCCACGCGAGCCGCGGCATCGAGATCAGCGCCTCGACGTTCGGGAGCTGGCCGATCGGCTCCAGCTTGCTCGCGCTCATGCCGAGATGCCACTGGTCTTCGCCTTCCGGCCAGGTCTGCGGCTCGTCGAATCCGGCTTTCCGAAGGACCTCGATGACCTTGATCCGGTTCCAGAGCGAGCCGTGCTCGCCCTGCTTGCCGCAGACGATCGGCTCGATCTCGTGGTTCGTTCCGGCCTTGTAGGCGTCGACGACGCGGTCGAAGTCCGGCACCGATACGCGAAGCTCGGCTCCCTCGCGGAGCTTCATCGCCCAGTGCTTGCAGACCTCGACCGCGCCGTCGCCGACCAGCCGTTCGAGACCTTCCTTGACCTCGATCGCGTCGCAGCTGCCGTTCTCGTACGGCAGCTTTCCGGCCTCCTCGATCGGGTGTTCCGTGACCTTGCTTCCTTGCGTGACCTTGACCATTGCGCTTCCCTCAAAGCGACATGGCCGGGCGCCACCGTGACGCCCGGCCATGCCGTCGTTCCGTGCGTGGCGGATGGTATCAGCGGATCACTGAGACCGTCGCGTTGCTGGCGGTGTCGACCTCGGCCAGGTTGTCGAGGATGCAGAGGACCTGCGCCTTGGCGGCGTTGGTCGCGCTGGAGTGCTTCCGGACGCCGATGCGGATGAACCGCTTCCGGCCCGTGAGCGAGGTCGAGAGGAAGGCGACCGGAGCCACAGCGGCAGCCGTCGGGGCATCCGCGGCAGTTGCCGCGGTGACCTGAGTCGACGTGTAGGTGAATCCGGTGATGGCCGCGAAGCTCGCGGTCGTGGTGAGGTCCGACTCCTCGAGGACGATGGCATTGATGCCGTGCGTCCCGGTGGAGTTGGTGGCCTCGAGATGGACGACGAAGGACGCGACATCGGCACCCTTGGTATCGATGCGCGGCCCGTAGGTGAACGATGCAGTGTCGGTCGCGATGGTGCCGTTGAGCGCCACGAAGACCTTGGTGTTCTGACTGGGAATCATTGTCTGGGAATCCTTTCAGGCGGAGCCGGCCGAAGCCGGACTCCGCCGAGGGAAGAAGGCTGA